ATCCGCCATACCAACTGCAATTGGACGGTCCTTAAATTCCGCAGCTACCTCTGGCGTGATGGTCGATGGGATGCCCTTGGCTTTTGCAATAGCGCTCGTCGGACTAATGCTAAATGAGGTGGCGCTATTAGCAGGCGAGATGGAGAAGGTTGTATCTTCCACCTTCTGCCCATTCTCCTCAAGGATCTTCACAAGCGACTCGTCAAAGATGACGTAGTTGCTCGTGCCTTCGCCTGCTGCGCGACTGCTGCCGTCTAGGTAGCGGATGCCTGGGATGCCGAGAGATGCGAGGCGTTCGGATGCTTCTCGCGCTGATTCAAAGCCTTTAGAAAGCTCAAAATAAAACACTCCAGCTTGATTTGGTTGTTCCTCCCTTTCTTTTACAAAACGACTGGCTTCTTGCCATTCTGGAAGATTGCCCAACGCCGCTCTCACCTTTTCACTCTGCTCACTCAACGGTTTATCCCAGTCCAAGAAGTCGGTTTCATCTGGCAGGAGTTCGACGGTGTAGAGGTTGCCTTCCGCTGTAGTTTGCCTTTTGTATTCATCCATGAATGGCTCAAGCCAATTCAATTTTTGTGCATCACTTGCTGAGTTAAATTCATCTTCACTAATCTCTCCACCAGGATCAACATATTCACCAAAAGATTGGTAGTTGTTAAATTCTAAGGTCGTTTTGATATACTCAATAGCTTGAGTATCAGAAACAATATTTTTTTGATAAAACTTTGCGACGTTGCTACTTTCAGCAAAGTAAAGTCCCCAACCGAAAGCTTGGTTACCTTCGCCAGTGCCGATCTTAGCCATGCGAAAACGATCCACTTGATACGGCGTGCCGTGATAAGCCGTGATTGAGAACGTAGTCGGGCCAACAAGCTGCGCCCCGTCTGGCATCTCGGTGATGTTGGATGTGTCGGCAGGTTGTGCGCGGCTTGTGCTGAATGCTGTGTTTGCACGACCCATCGACATAGACACACCGGCATCCACAAGATTTCCTTTGCTATAAACACGCTGATATTGATCATCGCCCAAATGCTTCCAGACATCGACTTTGCTGCCATCCAAGGATCGAAGATGATTGCCCTCAACGTCCGTTGGAAACATGGTGCTCCCTTTGCTGTGCCGTCCAGATGTGGATGGTTGCATTGAGGAATCTGTGGTTGTGATAATGTAATGACTTGGATTCTCAGCCGCATAAGACATGGCAGCAGAACCTTTCCTGAAGGAAGGGAAAGCTGTAGGTCGCTCTTTCAGCCTTTCCATAATAGTCACGCCGCCTTTATTATTGCCATTGGTTCTTACCAATCCACTTTGGACAATATCATTAAACGCAGCATCACCGTGAACAACTCGGTAAAATGTATCTGGATCACTAAAGAAATCACCATTAACCGTTTCAGTAACAGGTGCCATTGACATAGACACGCCAGCATCCGCAGCAAGGCCCGCAGCAGTGTCAACAACGGCATCAGCGTTACGATTAGACACATTCAGACCAACGCTCTTTTCAAGCGCATCAATGAAGTCCTGGTTCATGCCATTGGCATCGTAGACCGCTTTGATCTGCGATGCTCGGTAAAGGATGTTGAGAGTCTTCTCGCCTACGAGGTCGATAGCGTCTTTTAGTTCCATGCCGGCAATGCTCGACTGGAGACTGCCCAGATAAAGATTGAGCGGCATGTCCGAAGTGAATGTCGGACGCTCGACGGCCTTGGCTGTCTGCACATAATACGACTTAGCGATGTGCGAGAATGCTTCGATGATTTCCATATTGGAAACCTTGTCGTCGTCGGCAGTTGCAATCAGAGGCATATGCTTCTGGCCCATCTGCATGGCTTGTTCCTTCATCTTCGCCTCAACATCTCTGATCTGTATAATGAGCTTTGTGCGACTCATCGGATCGCTCATCAATCGCTTTACGCCGACCTCTGCGTTCTCTTCAATTACATCAAGGATGCCGCCGCCTTTATAGATAGTGATGACGCCAGTTGAGATGCCTTCGCGTTGCTCAATTGAGTTTGTTCCGTAGATTAAGTAGTTCTTGTTATCCTTCGCCTCAGATTCAAGAGTAGCATTCTCAAACGAGACTTCTTCGACAGCGCCTTCGATTTGATCGGTGAGCTTAACACGTTCCTCTACTTGAGCGGCAGATGATGGGAATAATTGAGTAAACTGTTCTACTGGCATCACATAGTCCATTAAAGAAATATCAAGACTTTGATTTGGCTCAAGACCAGCAACCATCGACGCAATGAATTCTTGCTCCATTTTCCTGAGCGTAAACCCACGATTTTTGGCATAGAGCATCCAGGCTTCATTCGCTTCACTGATGGAATTAAACTGTGCGCTAACTCCTGAATCAATAATCTCATTTTTTCCATCTCTTAGGATGGGAGTCGTGAACTGATACTTGCCATTGCCAAGGTTTGTGACCGGCCCAATTCCATACTGCTGCCTAATTTTATTATGATAATCAAGTGTGGCAGATTCCTTGATGTTGATCCGTCTATTAGCCTCTTTGATTTGCTCTGGCGTAGCTTTATTGGCTTTGTCGAATCCTTTGCGGAATAGCGCATCAACCTCGTTGTAGTTGCCCTTTAATCCCTCGACTGTGATCTGGTTGGCTAGATCAGGAGAGATGCCACTGTTGACCATGTAATCTTGCGAGGTCATCAGTGCGCGAGCGTTCTTCACATCCGCAATGGAGATTCTGCCAGCCATTAGAAAAGAGATGACAAGAGCAGGGCCAAGCGTCTCCTTGGCAATGTCTGAGAGCTTCGGCATACGCTCGTCCCAATCAGCTTTTGAGATACCACTCTCAATTGACCATTCAGATTGCCAATCAGAAAGAAGATCTTGCGTGACTAAAGGTGTCACGGTCTGCATGATTTCCTCGCCAATCTCAGTGCCGGTTCCAATTACGCCACGAGTCGCAATGCGAATTGCCGCACTTTTGATGCTCGTGGTCGATGCCTTCAACCATTTGTCGATGAATGGAATTTTGATCTTGCCCAGTGGCACAGCGTTAGAGAGGAACTCCTGCCCAGCCATGATTGGAGCAGCAACAAAAGCAACCATTTCAGCGTTTTCAATAGAGGCTCCATTGTTTACCGCTTCGACTATTACTTCTTCTGTAAATTGACCAGTCATAACGACAATCGCCGCTGGCCCACTAATTGCAGTCGTAACAAAAAGCGGAGCCATGCGTGCAATACCAATGCCGGTATCTTCCCACCAGTTATTGCCCTCAATCGGATTGATCTTATTTTGAGCCATCATCCTAACCTGACCGGCTAATACTTGGAGTTCTCGACGCTTTTGGGCGTATTCAGCAGTTGCTTTTGCAATGTCAGGCACATTCATTGTGGACATTTCAACCGCTCCGCCCGCAAAGAATAAAGACTCAGCCAATGACGCTGTGCCGGTTATTGCCTTTTCAGTTTCGCGATCCATTGCGAATATGATCTTCTCTAGATATGCCCGCTTTTCCTTTGGCGCGGCAGCACCGACTTCACCGATAGCATTGATTACCAGCAGGCGCTCCTTGGGCGGCAATGGCAAAAGACTTTCCGCCACTTTTTCAAATGCATCAGAAGCACCTTCAACCTTTGTGTCAAAACCTTCAATGGTCTTCGCCGCTTGATCAATAATAGTGCGATATGGCGCAAGCTTTTGCGTGTATTCAAAGTGAATATTGCCAATTGAATCATAGTAGTCTTTTACACGGCCAGCTACAGGCGAGCCAGTTAAACCGACATCAAATTCACGCATTGCACTAATAGCGGTGAGATCTCGTGCTGCTGCACTAAAGGCAAGGTTGTGAGCATTGTCCTGCGCTTTGTAGTCCTCGCTGACAAGCTCGTAAAAATCGTCGTCGGTGACGGTCTTCTTTGGCGATTTAAACACTTGCTGTGCATATGCATCGCGGTATGCAGGCATTGTAAATGCAAAACTATCAACAGGCTTTTTTTCTTGATTAGCAACCCAAGCAGTATTGGCAGCACTTTTCTTTATGCTCAAGATCTCCTCTGGAGATGCTCCAAATCCCTTCATGACATTGTCATCAAGCTCAATGCCTTCGACTGTAGGAGAGATAAAGGTTTTCTTGATTCCTTTATACACTTTCAAATCTTCAGCCTGAAAGTATTCATCAAGGGCATTCGCCATCTTGAATTTTTGAACGTCAGGAATCTTTGGATCCTCAATGCTTAATGCGAATTCCTTTGCTTGTGTTTCGTTAATCATTTGGATTTAGTCGATAAGTTTAATTCTTTTTGTTTAGCCTGTAATTCTGATACTCTCTTTCGTGTTTCTGCTAAGTCTGGCACAACAGGCGTGGTTGACATTCCAGCCGATCCTGATCCTCCTGCTGCTGCTGGTGCCGCTGATGAAATGCCTTCTAATATTGCACCAAGCCATGTGCCTTCAAATGGACTTTTTGCTGCTGCTGTAACCGCAAAGCTTTTGAGTGCCGTGTTCAGTATTTGCTCATAAACTGACCGAGTTTGTTCAGCTTTTGGCTTTTTGTTAAATTCTTCTTCAATGGCGGATTCTGCGCCATACATTCTTTTCCTCGCTAATTCGCGTGGTAGGAAATCTTTGCTTGAATCTTTGTCGTCAAATTTTCCAAATATCCCACTTTTAAGCGCATCCTGCAAAGACCTCGATGTTTGTTCGCGATACACACTAAAGCCGACCGGCTTGCCGTCTTTAATGCGTTTGTTTAGTAACTCATTTAAATTACTAGCACTTGCGGGACTGTATTTTTTCATACCTTCAATCATGCCAGTGATTTCAAACTGCTGTTTGAAACCTCTGTCTAAAGACACGTCATATGAATCAATCTGAGTGCTGACTGTTCTGTAATAGTCTTCGGCTTCCTCTTTGGTTTTAGGCCCAGGGTTGATGAATATTCTTTCAAATTCATCGCGTTGAGGCTTATCCATCCAGTTATACTGCATGCGAGCTTGTTGTAAATTATCCACCTCGCGAGTTGAAATTTTATCAAGAATTGATTTTTGCTCTCTCTCTTGATACTCAAGAAGAACGGCTTGAGCTTTACGAGTTTCAATAAATCGATCTTCTTCCGCAAGATCGGGCCGATAACTAAAGTCCTTCAATTTAACAATAGCTTCGGTTGGATCCCTGTAAACCATCTCCATATGCTTCGCGCTATCAACGGAGCGACGATTGTCATCCATGATCATATCGTATTCGCGTTTATCTATTGCTCCTGTCTTTAAATTCTCTTCAGCAATTGGGCCTACCTGAAGGAAGGATAGAACCGTTTTATCTTGATTCGCTTTAGTTACAGTCTGGCTAAGGATTGATTTTGCATATCCTCTTTCGGCATTGCTAACATCGTTGGATAGTTGCGCCTTTACGGTATCAGGCAACGGTGCATTTTCGATAGCATAACGAGCAGTGCTAAAATCCTTCACATCAGTTGCTGCCTTAACCGAATTTAATACCTTGGCTTCAGCCTGTTTAAACACATCAGCCTGCACACGAATTGATCCATTTGTGTCCCAATTAGAAAGCTTGCCTTCAAGATGAACTCTAGCGTCAGGCGTAAGTGCCATCGACTTTGTGTCTTCAATAACTTTGCTTGAGATCTGACTCCATTTACTAGCCCAGTTGGCATCATTGTTCATGCCTTCGGGTGACTTCTGGTAGGTGACAAAATCCTTGTAAGCTTTATCCATCGACAAAGTTGCCGCAGTGACATTTGTTATGTCATCAGCCTTCTTCTTCATCTCCACCATCTTCATGGTAGCCTGGCCTAAATTCATCAAGCCTTCACCAAGTGCTGCGTTGGTTACCGCAGGGAGATTCGGTGTCTTGATCGTTGCGTTGCCTGCGGCTTGTGCCGTTGGACTTTGAAGGATTGGAATTCGTGCCATATTAAAAAATTCTAGGTGCTGGTGGGCCGGTCGTCTTGCTTGCTGGACTTGGAACTTTTTGCGGTCGAGTTGTATAACCTTGATAGGTTGAGCTTGCTATGCCGCCAACATTGGAAAGCAATTGTCCAGACGCTTGACTTCTTATAGCGGATGCCTGCTGTTGACCCATTGCCATAATCGACTGTCCTTCATAGGTTAATTGACGCTGAGACATATCTGCCATGTATTGCTGATCACTGAGTTCAGTCTGCTGTTTGGCCCAGGTATCAGCCTCAATTGACAGACTGCTGCCTGTTCCCATCATTGCTCCGCCTGAAGCCATTGCTGCCTGCTGCTGTGCTCTAAAGCGAGCTTGCTCTGTTGCTGCTCGACGTTGGTTTTCTTCGTTTTGCTGCGCTTGCCGTAAACGCTCTTGACCTATCGCTTTATTTTGAGCTTCGGCATTAAGCTCGGCTTGTTTAGCCGCATCTTGCGCTGATGAGTATTGAATTGCTGCGCCAGCAATAGATCCAATGGTGCCGATTACAAATGCAATTGCGGCATTACATGGTGGAGTCTTTAACCACCCAAAGTTGGAGCAATTTAGAGGAAGGAAATCAAGGCAGTCTTGATGTGATTTCATAGGTAATCTGAGTGCTCGTGGTTGATGATACATGCCACCCGTTGCTTTTGGCAAATCGGGCTAATGACGTTATGCAGTGAGTTCTGATAAATTGATAATTTAATGGGTTACCTTCACAGTCTACAAGATTGGTTAAGAATGCTTTAATCGTAGGCCACATAATCTGCCATGCTGCCATTGATGTCTTGAAACTACTATTAGGCCGAGTGATAAAATTATCAACCATTGCTATTGGGACATCAAACAAAAGGTAGACCCACGAGACAGCACAGGGATCGCCGGCATCATCGGTAACAATGAACCCGTTTTTGCTTAGAAATGCAGGATGGAACTGCATATCCCTCGCCTTTGCCCATTCGGCCACGGTATCGAAGTCATCTGGTGTATAGGCGCGGATGTTCATGCTAGAGTCCAGCACCTGATGTGCCATCAATTTCGACATCCAATATCATGCCGGTGAGATTGAATGGCAGTGGGTGCCGTGATGCGATCACGATATCCAAGCAGTTGTTCCAATCGTGGTTAACTGCGTCTGGCAAAGTCTGGCCGGTGACGTAGCCTGTCGTTGTCGCGCTCAGTGAAGGTGAGATCGGGAATGCATCAATGTTCGTCGTGTTAATTCGGGTGCTGTAGGTGTAATTGGCATCAGCCAATCGATTCCAGACCTGCCCGTAGAATGAGCGGAATAAACGGAACGCCGCACGAGCGACCCTCCATTTACGCATTTGAGCGGTTCCATCGCGTAACTGCACCTCAATCCTGTTTGGGATAATATAAGCGGTGTATGGTAGACCCACGTTCATTGGAGCCGCTACTGAGGAAAGCGCGAAGGTTGCGTTTGTGGCTCCAGCAGTAGCTTCGATAGGTTCTCCTGACGATCCGACAGATGTGGTTCCTAGAACTAGTGATCTGCTTGTCAGGTTTACATTACCTGAAACATTGAAAATTGATGTCGTTGTTCCTGTCGGTGTCAGTATGCTGTAGCAATCACAGAAGAATCCAGCTTTGCCGGTAGCATGCTGGGTTGGTGATGCAGTCGCATAGTTAATGTCAGCCGATGTAACTGCGGCAATCATAACTGAGCCATCAATTGACTCAAGATTGATGTTTGATCCAGCTTTTCGATCAGTAAGAAGAATTAGTGAATCAGCCGCAGTTGATGCGCTGTAAAGCGTGCAAAGCGACAGAATCTTGTCTCCAGTAAATGTTCGGTGAGAGTGCCAGGCTGTGACTGAGTTCTCTCTGTCATAGGTGAATCCACTCCACGAGCCATCGGTATGAACAAGCCAAACGATAGGATCGGGAGATTGTGAATAGGTTATGTATTCAATGGGTGACCTGCTGGGTATGTGCTCCGCGAGAAGCGTCATATCTGGCGCAGAATAGCCATCCTTTTCAAAAACGTATGCAAACTCGCGCAGACGGTCGTCTCGCGTTAACCATAGCAAAGAATCGCCTGATAGCACCGGCTGATGATTTGATGATCCATATCGGCTCCACCTGCGAAGGCGGACATTGGAAGGAGTCAATGCCGAGTCAGTGTCGCCGGTGTCCATCGTCCATTCCTCACCGCTCGTGCCTATGACCATTGTGCGCTTGAATGACGCAATCCATTGAATCTCGTTTGTTTGAGTTGCCGCAAGCGTGACATCAATACCAGACGTATCAAATGTGCCGATCAAGAAAGTGTAAAAGTCGTCTGTTTGGCTCCCCCAAATTCGGGTTGGCTCAGTAGTAGTAGAGGCAAAGAATAGACGTTGATCATGGAATGCCACTGTGCGCGGGTAACCACGATCTGCTGAGAATGCACATTTTTGATAAATAGCGAACTCACTCCCAAGAACCTCATTGGGAATCAAAGAATTTACCGCTAATTTAGGCACACCAATAGACTGCCAAGGATTTGATGATGAGTATGAGTTTAACAGAAACGGCACACTCAAGATGCCATCTATTGGCTCAAGAGTCATCTTTGATGTGTTAAGCGAAGCTGTTGGGCGTATTGTGACTGCGCGATACCATCCGCCAGTGTTTGGAGCTTTCCCAGTATAAACAATAGTTCCTTCTTGAGCGTGGTTAACATACCACTCACGCAGTGATGTATAATTGATCTGATCAAGAGATTCTTCAACGCGAACTACTGTTGATGTGGGAGCAAGGCCTGATCCCCAAGACGTTCTAAAAATAAATTCATTCTGGATAAATACTGACGAACTTACGACTTTTGTTAAAGTTGCGCTCCCCATATCTTCACTAGCAGATCTCTTAATTGAGCTAGGCGACAATAACCAATTTGCACCAATTTCGTTGGCACTAAATACTGTGCTGGAACTACTAATTAGTCTGTAATCGGTGATCTGTAATCCAGTGCTTTTGTATGCTACAAGATACCACAATGCTGCTACAGTTGGTTCATTATCAACAGATGATTGATGTGTTGAAGTACTAACATAGTTACTTCCTTTGTATTCAACGATTGTGCCAATTGTATAGTTTACACCGATGTTCCAAGATGAACTGTATGTGGCTTCAGTCCAAGATGCATTCAATAATCTTCCTGCTGTTGATGCTGTTGCAGAGTTGTAGACAAACGTGCGGAGGTAGGTTGAATTGGTTGTGACATACCAAGCACCTGTTCCAGCTACATATGTGCTAGGTAAAGTCGCGCCTGATGAATCAAGTTGGAATACATCATCAGTGATTTTTGTGATGACACTTGTGATGTTTGCATTTGTCGCACCACCCACACCATAAACAGTCACTGTGTTTCCTGTGGTTAAACCGTGATCAACAGATGTGATGCGAATCTTTGAGCTTGCAATAACTGCTCCAGTTACTGTTTTAATAATTGGCAACGTGACTATATCTCCGAAGTTGTAAACAAGAGAAGAACTCCAATCGTCTGCATTGTATTGAATGCGTAAAGTGTCACCGTTTGATGTGGCATCTAAGACAGGCGCAAATTGAAAAGGAACATTTTCAAACATCCATGTGCCAGAACTTGTTCTTGTTAGTCTCTTTGGATGCTTTGTTGAGCATGTTAGAAACATCACATCATTTAACTGAACAAAGTGAAGTGCTGATATTTCATCAGCGGTGTAATCAGTTGTCAGAGGCGTTGGCGTTTCTAAAGTAAACACACCAGATGAATACGAGTAAATGACAATTGAATTAACCTTGAACCCAATCACATAATTGATTGTGGTGCTGCGCCTAAATGGAATGATTCTCAAGATTCCATTATTGGTTAAGCCATACCGAGTGCCTGGCCTTTTGAACGCTCCACCGTAAGACCTAACCATAAAGTTCTCAAGCATGCGGCACCCTGTTGCATACTTCTCGGCATCTGTTCTGCCGTCCATGACAGGCGACATTTCGCCGCCATTAAAGATCGATTTAATCGTTTGAATCTGTGAACTCATAAGGCGTATCCTCCGCGAGAAAGGACAGATTGAGAGTCATCAAACGGAGTGATGCGCCTGCCCTTTCCCTCGTTGGCATCTCGCGCCTTCGCCGGTGGTGCTGCGGCCTTTGTGAAGAACTGATGCAACTCGATTGCCCTGCCGCTACTGCCCGCAGTGTCAGACGCGATGTATGAAGCGAGCAGGTAGCTGAACGCAGTCACAAAGTCGGCTGGGTATTTCGTGATGTCGGTGATGCGCTGGATGTATTTCAAATTGATCGTCTCGTCATCGCAGAGGATTACTCCTTTTTCGAGCAGGAAGTCTGAGCCGTCATCCTCGTTCTGTCCGCCATCTGCGTTGATTGATATCGGGCGTAAGCAATCAGTCGGCGGCGTGTGCTGGAAATCGTATGCAAACTGAGGGATGCCGACGACGCTGCCTGTGTTGTTGGTGTAAGTGCCTGCAAACACAGAGCCGTCGAGCGTAAAATGATTGCCAGACACAGTGACATACCATTGACCATTGGCGACAGTCACGCCAACAACGTCTTTTACATAAACTCGGTCTCCTGTGGCATAACCGTGTCCAGAATGTGTTATCCTAATCAGCCCACCATCGTTGGTAACTGCCGTGCCTGTAAGCGTGTGGTATGTGATCGTCTGGCGTTTGCGATTGGTAGCGAAGTTCCACGGGTGCATTCGCAACGTCTCATCAAGCGCAGTGTAGATAGGCGTTACAGCTTCAGGATTCCACCACTTACGGATGCTTGCAGCTTGCTGCGTGCTATCATTTTGTAGTGATGCCAATGCTCGTCCACCAAGGTGGGCAATTGCCAGATTCGCGATCTCGGTTGCTGTTGCTGCCATAGTAGTGGGATGATACACAAAAAGCGGAGCAATGCAACCGCACCGCTCCGCTCTTTGGTTAGGTTAGGATCAGTTGTAGATCGAATATGTGATGGTCACATAAATCGTTCCAGCCAACGAACCAGAGGCAGTGGCGCAAGTCAGCATAACAAGCGTGTTGTCTGTGGTAGTAAGTGCGGCTGGAGTAAGATCAGCAGCAACTGGCACTGATGGAGAGCTTGAGAACAAAAATGTTCCACCTGCCGTGCTCACATCAAGACCGTCAAGATAAAGGTCAGTGTTTGAAGCAGTGCCAATATCAATTGTCAAAGTTCCAGTGCCTGGATCAGGAGTTTCAACGTAACTTAAAGCACGATGAACCAATGCGCCTTTTGGAAGGTAGCAAAGAGCCAGCGTGTCACCAGTAGCTTCAGCATCAGTAAGTGTGTATGCCACACGGATGGAGTGAAGAGTGCCACCGTTAAGTGGAGATTTGGTTGGGCGTTCGGATCCGTCAATGAGTGCGGAAACTTGTCCAAGAGTGAATGTGTCTGTAGGAGTGAGTGCGGCCATAATGGTATTTTATTGAATGTTGAGCTTTAGTGAGGTTTAGATTGTCGGGATTGGGTAGCCAGGATCGGCGATTGCATTGATTGCAGTAACAATGTCAGTGACTGGCGTTGTTGATGCCTTAGCAATCTGACGAATAAAGCGACGCAGCGCCACGATATTTGTGGCATCAATAACAAGCTCTTCTTCCGCGCCTCCTTCAAGGGCGGTAGAATCCATTGTATTGCGGCCAGGTTTAATGCTGACTTGGTATGTAATGCGTTCGGCCATAGTGGGTAGGTTTAGAAAGGGGCGGCTTTTACACCGCCCCTCTCAGCTTAGTGGTTATGGGGACTCGTCGCAATAGATACGAACCACTTTTT